CAGAAGACGGCAGTAATACCGTTTCTGACTTTGAAATAATCACTGTGGACGTTGTGGCTCAGCCTAGCGCCCCTGGTGCATATCCAACACCCATTTATGAAACACTTATGAATGCACGTGGAGGGATGAAGGCATACGAATTAGCACAGGCAACTAGACACGACGACAAGGCACAAAAGTATCTTAAGGAATCACTGATTAATATAATCAGTAAACTCCAATGAAACAGGAGAAAGTAATGATAGATGCAATAAAAACTCTATTTGAAAACGATGTTGTTTCAGCTGAGATTAGAGATCAAATTGAAGAAGCTTGGGAAAGCAAAATTAACGAAAATCGTTTGCAGGTAACTGCTGATTTGCGTGAAGAATTTGCTACAAAGTATGAGCACGATAAGTCAACTATGGTTGAAGCTATTGACTCAATGCTTTCTGAGCGACTTGCTGAAGAGATTGCAGAGTTTGCAGACGACCGCAAACAACTCGCAGAAGCAAAAGCAAAATATGCTGTTGCAATGCGTGAAAATGCAGATCTACTGAAGGGTTTCGTTGCTGAAAATTTAGCAAACGAGATTAAAGAATTAAGAGCAGACAAAGTAGCAATGGCAGAGAATTATGCCAAGCTGGAAGAGTTTGTTGTTGAGTCTCTAGCAGGTGAAATTGCAGAATTCAATGAAGATAAGAAAGACTTAGCTGAAACTAAAGTACGTTTAGTACGCGAAGCTAAGACACACTTCGCTAAAGTTAAAGCTAACTTTATCGAAAGAAGTGCAACAGCAGTATCTGAAATGGTTGGTAAGTCACTTAAAGGTGAAATTACTGCACTTAAAGAAGATATTGATACAGCACGTAGTAACGACTTCGGTCGTAAGATATTTGAAGCATTTGCAAATGAGTATACTTCTTCACACTTGAATGAAAATTCAGAAGTAAGTAAACTAATGAGCGTATTAAGTGCTAAAGATAAGCAATTAGCAGAAGCGAAAGCATTTGCTACTAAAGCTAAAGATCTTGCAGAATCAACAAGCAAAGAGAAATCACGCTTAATTGAAACTGCTAAGAGAGAAAAGATTATGAACGGTTTGATTTCGCCATTAGGCAAAGATCAACGCGAGATTATGACAGACTTACTGGAATCAGTACAAACTGATAGATTGCAAAAATCTTTTGATAAGTACCTACCATCAGTTATTGATAGTAATACTCCAGCAAAGCAAAAGGCAAACATTACAGAAGGCAAAGAAGTCACAGGCAATAGACCCGTAACAAAAACAATGACAAATAAAGCAGACGACTCGAACGTATTAGATATGCGCCGTCTTGCTGGATTAAATTAAGGAGATAATGATGTCAGAACTACTAGAATCACGCTGGGTAGACACCAAAACTGCTCTTCTTGAAGGCCTGCAAGGCAACAAGAAGTCTGTAATGGCTGCTACACTAGAAAACACTCGCAGATACTTGTCAGAGAGTGCAACAGCAGGCGCAACATCAGCAGGTAACGTAGCTACACTTAACCGTGTAATCCTACCAGTTATCAGACGTGTTATGCCAACCGTTATTGCTAACGAACTAGTTGGCGTACAGCCAATGACTGGTCCAGTTGGTCAAATTCACACGCTACGTGTACGTTATTCAGATACAATGAATGACACAAGTACAGGTAACACTGATACTACAGCAGGCGAAGAAGCTCTAAGCCCATTCAAAATTGCTGAAGCATATTCAGGTGATGCTGCAACTGCAAAAGCTGCAAGTACTGCTGCTTTAGAAGCAGAAGCAGGCAGAAAAATGTCAATTCAAATCTTGAAGCAGACAGTAGAAGCTAAGACACGTAAATTGTCAGCTCGCTGGACGTTTGAAGCTGCACAAGACGCACAGTCTATGCACGGTATTGACGTAGAAGCAGAAATCATGGCAGCTCTTGCACAAGAGATTACTGCTGAGATTGACCAAGAAGTTATCGGTTCGCTTGTAACTTTATCAGGTGCGGCTGCACAAACTTATGACCAAACGGCTGTAAGTGGTACAGCTACTTTCGTAGGTGACGAACACGCTGCTTTAGCTGTTCAAATTAACCGCGTAAGTAACTTGATTGCACAACGTACACGTAGAGGCGCAGGTAACTGGGCAGTGGTATCACCATTTGCACTAACAATCCTACAGTCTGCAACTACAAGTGCATTTGCAAGAACAACTGAAGGTACTTTTGAAGCCCCAACTAACACTAAAATGGTTGGTACTTTGAACAACGCAATGAAAGTATATGTAAACACATATGCAGCAGACGATGCACCAGTACTAATCGGCTACAAAGGTTCAAGCGAATCAGATGCAGCGGCATTCTATTGCCCATACATCCCGCTAATGAGCTCAGGAGTTGTATTGGATCCAGGTACATTCGAACCAACAGTATCATTCATGACACGTTATGGATATGTTGAGTTGAACAACACTGCATCATCGCTTGGTAACGCAGCAGATTACTTAGGTAACGTTGCTATTGCTGGCGGTGTAACTTTTAGCTAAGTTTTACTTTATAGTAACTAAAATAGGCGCTACGGCGCCTATTTTTTTGTCTGAAAAAGCAGCAGACAATAAATAACTGCAGAAGAAACCCAACTACCTTAGAAAGGTAAAAAAAATGAAAAGGACTATTATTATAATGTCTGCAATATTTTCTATGATTGCAGCATCTGCCTACGCGGATAATAAAACAATAGAACAAAGAGTAGCTGACTTAGAAAAAACAGCACCATCGTTACCCGCAGGAGTTTTTATTAACGGTGAAGTTGAATTATATATTGACCCTGACTCTACAACAAACAAATTAGATACTAGCACAGAAATATTTTTAGGACTTGAAAATCAAATTAATCATCCTATAATAAACTGGGCTGGCGCAAGTACACGCTTTGATTCAAAGTATTCACTAGACAGAACAAAAGATAATACTATTGTTGAAAAACAATTAGGATTTGGATTTGCAAATAATACAAGATTGTATTTTGGTGAAACAGATGCTCAACGTTTAGGCTTTGCAAAAACAGCTAAAATTGGCGCACCATTAATTATTACAGAGTCAAGTAGTAGAATTGACCATAATGAAAAAATTGTACTTACATATGGTGGCTGGCAAAATAGCAATGAATTTGAATTCGATGAATACAGATTACAAAGACAACTGCCATACGGTGTTGCAATAGGTTATGACCCAACTAATGAAGTAATGTATGCAGGAGCAACAGTAAGCCTAGCAGGACTAGCAGAAGTATCGTATATGCGTATTGCCCCAGAAACTGGATCAGCACAAGAAGGTTGGTCTTTAGGTTCGCAAATACTTCGTAGATATGATATTCCAGTAGGTTTTGGTATTGAAGTATGGGACGATAAAAATACAGGAACATACACAAAAGATAACAGAATTGATATAGGTGTCATGTATAACGTAAATAAAGAGTTTATGCTTACTGCACATAGAGTTGAGAATGACGACATTGGAACAGACGCAATGTATTACGGTGCATTATATACTGTAGGCGGAATTCAAACAGGCATTTATTTACATCAAGTAGATAGAACAAACACATGGACCGGACAACAAACTGAATATGCTGATAGTATAAAAGCTACAATTAAATATTCTTTTTAAAAAAAATGGTTGACATTGTTTGTAATGATGTTATATTAAATACATAAGCTAGACGACGGTTTAGATTAGATAGTGCAAGGAACGGTGTTGCGTAGTGACACAACTTGGCTAGTAGCTGTAGTGGCAACATATGAGTGTAGAGATACAAAGATATGTTATTGGAAGTAACTATCCGATGCTAGGCTCCTCCGAAATTGGCATGAGCTACTAGGAGGTTGTTGGTAATCATTAAGTCCAACCTATCACTTTATTATTAAAAGGCTCGCATTGCGGGTCTTTTTTTATGGCTAAATATTCTATGAAGCATAACTTATTATTTGCATTTTTTGCATTATCATCCTGTACATCTGAAGCACAAAATTTAGAAGTTTTATCCACAGCAATACCGTATATTGGTCACAGTGAACGTTACCATAGAGAAGAATTAAAGGATTTATTAGATGTTGATCCTGTGTATACGCAATGGTGTGCTGCATTTGTAAATTCGGTATTACAAGAAAGTGGTATTCCTAGTTTAAACCAACCCGGAGTAGCAATATGTCAATTGTGTAGCCCAAACGAAGCCCATCCATATCCTTTAGCTGCACGTAGTTTTTTACATTGGGGTACTAATGTAGATGTTCCGGAAGTAGGAGATATTGTAGTATTTCCAAGAGGACCAAACGTATTCAACGGACATGTAGGATTTTACCTTAAAACAGTAAATGTAAATGGTATCGAATATTATTCAATTTTGGGCGGCAATCAAGATAACAAAGTTTCTATAAAATTATATAGATCTGACAGAGCCTTAGGTATAAGACGATACGTAGAGTAATTGATAAATACTAATGTCAGATAGTGTGCCGCAAGGCGGACTTATGCTGCACCACAGCGTAGCCCATAGAACGGGCATAGGACTACTTTTTAAAGGAGAAAACAAATGGGAAGACCAATTAATAAAAGATTTTTCGGAGAGCCAACAGCAGATGGCAACGAAATCAAAGTACGTTTTCGTGCTACAGGCGAAACAGAAGCAAACGGCTGGATCACAAAGCAATTAGGATCTAAGAAGTTCCGTTGCTACGATGGTACTAACACAATGGATTGTGTACTCGTTGATAAAGCACAAGGTACTTTAGCAGCAGGCGAAATGACAATTACTGTAAAAGACGATGGCGGAACAGCTCGTCAAGTAGTTAAAATTGCAGGACGCAAAGTAACACTTGACACAGGTGCAAGTATTTCTTGGACTTTTGATAATGCCAACAACGATGGCGCAGTTGAAATGGAAGAAGCTGGAACAGCAGCTGACTTCACTGGCGCTGACGATTTCGAAGCTGACTAAGATTAGATTAGGGGGATTAAATTCCCCCTACTTTTTACGTAGGAATAAAGAATGTCAAAATATTTAGATATACCAAGCGGTGATTATAAAATATCTGTTCAAACAGGCGGCAAGATTGAATTAAACACAGGTCTTGAAGCTGGAACTGTTGAAATTTCTGGTAACTTATTAGTTAAAGGAACACAAACAACAGTAAACACAACTGAATTAGATATTGAAGATAATATGATCACACTCAATAGTGGCGAAACTGGTGCAGGCATCAGTGCTGTCGGTAGTGAGTCTGGTATGACTATTAATAGAGGAACTTTACCTGATGCAGATTTTAAATTCGACGAAGATGTAAGCGGATTTATAGCTATTGATTCTGCAAGTCAATTAATATCATTAGCAACAAACAAAATAGATTCAAGAAGCCAAACATTAACATTAGATGCAGGGTCAAGCACAATAAGTGTAAACCCTACAGTTGATTACGAAACTAAAGTATTTACATATGCAGGCAACAACTTAACTGGTTATGATTCTGCAAAAGCAGATGTAATACCTAATGCAAAAGCAGTAGTTGACTATGTTGCATATAACTTTGCAAACGTTTTCCTACGCCAAATTGGTGATGGTGATGTAACAGTTAGTAGTATCGAAATTGATGATTTCGAAAACAGTGGTGTAGATAGTGTAATTACTTTTAAAATTGATGGAAACACTATTGCAACAGC